TACGTATTGTTCAATGGGCACGTGATGCACGTGGTGGATCCGGCGAACGTGAATTATTTCGTCAAGTACTAATTCACTTGGAACTAACTAACCCAGAAGATGCTAGCCGTCTATTGGTTAAGGTTCCTGAATTGGGTCGTTACGATGACTTGCTTGTGTTTAAGACTAAGACTCTTAAGGAACAAGCATACACTATGTTAGGCAATGCATTGCGTAATCGTAATGGATTGGCTGCAAAGTGGACACCGCGTAAGGGCGATGTTGCACGTGAAATCCGTGAATTCTTTGGTATGACTCCGAAGATATATCGTAAGAGCCTTGTTGCACTAACCAATGTTGTTGAAACACAAATGTGTGCCAACGATTGGGATAACATCAACTACAACCATGTACCATCAGTGGCACATGCACGTTACAAGAAGGCTTTTGGTCGTCATGGTACAACTTATGCTGAATACGTAACTAAGTTGGTTAAGGGCGAAGATGGTGCTAAGATTAACGCTGGTGCTGTATATCCTTACGATGTATTGAAGGGTGCTATCAACAAGTACGGTCGTAGTGCAATGACTAAGACTGAATTGGACGCAATGCAAGCCCAATGGGATGCACTTCCAAACTTCATCGGTGATGCCAACGTGTTGCCAATGGTTGATAGTTCAGGTTCTATGACTTGTCTTGTTGGTGGTCGTGATAGCAAGAGTACTTTGTCTTGTTTGGACGTTGCAATCTCATTGGGATTGTATTTTGCAGACAAGAACACTGGTAAGTTTAAGGATACATTCTTGACTTTTAGTCGTACTCCAAAGCTGGTTACTCTAAAGGGTAACATCAATCAAAAGATTGACCAAATGAACACTGGTGAAGTTGCTAACACCGACTTGAACAAGGCATTTGATTTAGTGCTTAAGACTGCGGTAGATAACAGTGTCCCTCAAGCAGAAATGCCAGGTACAATCGTTATCTTCAGTGACATGCAATTTGATGCAGGTGTTCATCACGATGACTCTGCAATCGAAATGATAGCACGTAAGTACGAGGCAGCAGGTTACGAACTACCTAAGGTAGTATTCTGGAACTTGAATGCCGCATACGGTAACGCACCAGTTAAGTTTAACAAGGCAGGTGTTGCGCTAGTCTCCGGATTTAGCCCAGCAGTTGCACAAGGTATTCTTTCTGGTAACATGGATGACTTCTCACCGGAAGCAATCATGTTGAAGACCGTTATGAAGGATCGCTACGACCTAGCTTAAGCTAAATAGTAGTAGCAGATGCCGAAAGGCATCTGTTTATATAAGTATACTATATCAGTACCCTGCCCGATAAGACAGGCTCTACTAAGCGAAAGAGATATTGTGTGCTTATATAAACACCCTAGATAAACCCTCGCATATACGGATGAGTTTTTACTAACAACTCCATGTTCTTTATATATTAATACTTTTTAGCGCACCTAGGGTGTTACTTTCTGCGCTTGACAATAATCCCCAAATCATATATAATACTCTAATGAAGGAGAAAAACATGCCGTGGATTCAAAATGTAGCACTGAGTGATATCGTAAAAGGTAAACACTATGATCCAGGTATCAACAATGTGTTGATTCAGATTGTTGATTGTGGTATGGAATTCCCTGAACCCAAATACAAATTCAATAATGTTCATCAATTTGAATTCTTAGATTTAGAAAAAGAGGATGAATGTATTGAACCTGAAATGAAAATAACCGATGAACAAGCCAAGAGTTTGGTTATCATACTAAAGCAAGCATTGCTTAATCGTAGTAATGTAATTGTGCATTGTATCGCAGGTGTATGTCGTTCAGGTGCAGTAACAGAGGTTGGGATAATGATGGGCTTTGATGATACAGAAGATTATCGTAGTCCAAACTTGTTAGTGAAACATAAAATGATGAGTGTGTTAGGATTGACGTATGATGAGAATGAACCTCATACTATCAATGGCGTGACATTAGACAGTGGATTGATTATACCTAAAAAATATAAAGGTGATGTATAATGGAAGTTATGTTGAGAGACAAGGTTGAAGTAGCAGACGAACTTTACACAGGTAAAGTAGTTGTTGCTGGAGCTGTTGCAGTGGTGTATAGCCCTGGATTTGGTGCTGGATGGTACAGTTGGAATCGTCAATATCCTGAACTAGTTTTTGATCCAGCAATAGTTCACATGGTAACAGCAGGAAAATTTGAAGAACTTGAAACTTTTATGGTATTGAAATACCCTGATGTATATCTAGGTGGTTTAAAAGATTTAGAAGTTGAATGGGTTAAAGAAGGTAGAATGTTTAGAATAGCAGAATATGATGGTAATGAATCAATAGAATATAAAGACCAAGATGAATCATGGATGTTAGCATAAAGGAAATGAATGTATAAAATAGAAGAAAAAGAATTTTCAACACTTGATTTGGCAATGGCACATGCTAAGGCATTGAATGTGTTCGTAACCATCAAGGGAGACGAATTTGAAGTTTGCGGTGTGTTTGGTGTAGATAGTGTCAGTGATGGTAAGTGCCCAGACGGTGTTGCTTACGATTGGAACAAGGCTAGCCGTATTGGTCGAGTAAAGAAAGAACGAGTTTAAGGAGTTATTATGCCATCAGTATTTTTAGTTAGTGACACTCACTTTGGTCATGCTGGAGTGTGTAGATTCACTGAAAGTGACGGAGTGACGAAGATTCGCCCGTGGACTGATCCAGATGAAATGGACGAGGCTATAGTCAAGGCATGGAACGAAACTGTTAAGCCTAGTGATAAAGTTTATCACTTGGGTGATGTAGTTATTAACCGCAAAGCATTAAAGACATTACATCGGTTGAACGGTGACAAGGTATTGATTCGTGGTAACCATGACATTTTCCGTGACGAGGAATATCGTGAACACTTCCGTGAATTGCGAGCCTATCACGTTATGAACGGTATGATATTGAGTCATATACCTGTACATGAAGAAAGTTTGGGACGTTTTGGTGTCAACATTCATGGTCATTTGCACAGTAATCGTGTTAAAAAGCCCCGTGGATATGATGTTAAAACTGGTACTATGTTGTACAGTGATGAAATCGATACTAGATATCATTGCGTATGTGTAGAACAAACAGACTTTAGACCTATATTGTTTGAAGATGTTATAAAACGCATCAAAGACGAAGGTGGGATAGTAGGATTCAAATCAGGAAATGGTCCTACAATGTAAATAGACCCTTCGGGGTCTATTTTTTTGGCTATACAGGTTGTCCATGTTGCTGTGAATTGTGACGGTTTCGTGATATACTAAATATTCTATGCGAAACATTTTAATCATATTATTATTTCTGCCACTATTCTCATTTGCTGAGCCAAACACTGTAGTGTACAACGTAACACATGATAGAGTTATCTCAGGCTCTCTCAGTGAAAAAGAAGTTAGTATTGCTAGTATAAGCAAACTAATGACTATATACACGGTCATGAAATCAAATCAAGACCTTAACGAAAAACTAACTGTCATAAGTAATAAAATCAATCACACTAAACTAAGGAAGGGCATGATTCTGACAAGACAAGAACTAGTTAACATGTCATTAGTAAGCAGTGATAATTTAGCCGCAGTTACTTTATCGCAAAATTATCCCGGTGGACAACCACATTTTATTCGTCAAATGAATACTCATTCAAAAGAACTTGGAATGATGCATACCGGATTTGTCGAACCCACTGGATTGAGTGCTATGAATTACAGTACTGTTAATGATATTGTAATGCTAGTTAAAGCAGTTAGTAATTTTCCTATTGTACAACAAGCCGCACAAACACAAAGAGTGGTTACTAAATCAGCGGTACCTAATAAATCTAAAAAGAGTAAAAAATCTAAAAAGCGAATCAAACAACCAAGGAACAAATCAATTATTAGTAATCCAACTAGTCATTATTTTGGAAAAGAAGGAATAGTTACGATAAAGACAGGGTTTACAAATGCGGCAGGATTCTGTATCACAATGCTTGTAAGTACAAATAACCAATTATATAATATAACAGTGCTAGGTGCTAGAACTAAACAAGAACGTGAGAAGATAGTTAAAAAGGCAATGGACAAAATTCATAATGCATAATGGAAGTTAAGTTTTACTATAAAAATAATAACTATGAAAAAGATAACGAGGCTTTATTGACCTCGTTAGCCATTGCAGTATCTCAAATCATAGAGTTGCCGGACACTGTAGAGGTATGCTTGTGCCCCTTAGAGGAGAATGTCTATGGTGGTATTGATATCAACCGAGTCAATCGTATTGGATTGAACATCAACCTATCACTAGAATCACAACTAAAAATTCTTGTACATGAACTGATACATGTTAGTCAAAAGTATTTAGGTATGCTTAAGATTAAACCTAATGGCATGTGTTATTGGCATGGCATACCCTATACAAATAAACCACCTGAAGAAATGACACATGAAGAATACACCAACCTACCATGGGAGTTGGATGTACAACATCGTCAGTCAAAAGTATTACAACAGGCTTTGGATATCCTTACAACAACAAGTTGACAATAAATCAAATTGGGTATACAATAGCATCTTAAACATTTGAAAGGGCCTATTATGTCTTACAACATTGATGAGTTTGTGAACACTAACAAAGCATTTGTGACTTTTGAGGACCAGTCTGATGAAGAACTGTGTCAATCTAATTTTGAGAAACTTGTTAACTTTGATAAAGTTAATACTCAAGCATTCCCTGTGCTTGTTTATGAAATGAATACTAAAGCAGTAGCTTGGTATGACATTGAAATGTTTGCTGGGTTTGTAAAGTAAACTGAAAGTAGTATACTCAATAGTTGACAATAAATCACATTGGGTATATAATACTTACATGAACTCGAAAATCAACCGCAAACGTAGAACAGACCGCAATCAAGTCATCTACTACATTCAAGACACTGTAACACTTGAGTATTACATTGGTCTGACTGCTGTTTCATTCAAGGGTAATGTATTTCGCACATTACGCCGTCGTATGCAAAAACACATGCAACGTGCTATGACTGAGAACAAAGATTGGGGTTTGTCACGTGCCTTGCGTGAACAAGGTGCCGAGCGATTTGTATTTGGTGTCGTGGAGATTGTGAGAGGCAAGCGTCCTGCTCATGCCCGCGAGACTGAATTGATTAACACACTGCAACCAGCATTGAACACATTTGGAGTAAAGTAATGAACGAACGAATTCGAGAACTTGCTGAACAGGCTGGATACACAACGGATATGTTTGGCATTGGACACTGGGACATGCCAGAATGTCAAAAGTTTGCCGAGTTGATTGTGATGGAATGTATCAAGATTCTAGCGGATAATGGTGAATTTAGAGGCTGTGTAATTATTGGAAAACATTTCAGAGTTTTCGGA